CCAACTTCCAGACACATAAGATCGTTGAAGCACAACGACAAGGGTATCAGCAAATCATTGTTTGGCTAGATTCTGACAAGTGGAGAGAAGCACGCCATATTTCAGACAACTGTAAGTGGCTAGGTCTATCATCAAAAGTCGTCTTAACTGATCTTGATCCTAAAATCTACAGCTTTGACGACATTAAGAGGTATTTAGAAGCATGATGCACAAACGACCTGAAACAAACACAACTCACCCACCCGGACAAATCATCAACGAGTCTCCTGTAGTCAACTTTGAGAAGCCGTTGACGGGTTTGATGAAAGAGTATGAGGAATATCTTCAGAAAAGCCCTCAGAAAGCCCTACAAGACGCTTTTGAGCATGGGTATAGGATAGGGTACCAGAGTGGTAAGCTAGACGCTCATAGAGGCACCAAACAACTTGATCCAACTAGTGAAGCATCACGATGAGTATTTACACATCAGCATTACGGGATATTGCTAACAACCATGGATGGGGCGTCTGTGAAGAAGCCGCACAGGAAATCGACGAAATGGAAGAGACGTATGCGCTGCTGTTCAAAGAAAACGCCACGCTTCGGGCGCGGGTTGAGGAACTCAGACGGGCGCTGAGCGATGAGCAGATCGACGCGATCTTCAACGCTCACCACAACCAGCAAGACGATCCGTGGACTAACTGGAGACGGTTTGCCCGCGCCATCGAGTCTGCTCACGGCATCACTACACAGAAAAGTAATACTTCTAGCTGACTTGACAACTGAAGAAATTTAGAGTACAATAATAGTTAAGGGAGTTGTTTTTTACAAAACTGACACTCCCCCCCCCCCCCCCCCCTCGGTTGCATGTAGTATAGGAGACTACTATAGTTGAATTAAGTATCATTAAACTACTGTTAAATCATGAACAGTGGTTAAACAACAAAGATAAGTTGTCCATTAAGGACTTCCCTAGAGAACTTATTCCTGTCTTTTCAGCATTAGACAGCTTTCATCAAAACAATGCTGTAAACCTCACAGTGGCAGACTTGGCTAACCTAGTCCTGTCTAGCCCACTCAAAGACGCTAACTACTACAAACAACTTCTGTCTAACCTCGAAACTCTTGAGGTATCAGAACTCACAACTAGCGTTTTAATTGACTCCTTTTATCAACAAAGGCTGCTCAAAGAAATTTCCCTTGTATCGTATGACATTACAGAAGGTCGGGGCAACATTGATGCCCTCAACAAACTACTCGCTCAACTTCAGCAACCAACGACAACAGACAATCGTGATGAAGTAGATTTTGTATCGGATGATCTTGAACAACTACTCAATGAAACATACCGTCAGCCCGGACTTCGATGGAGACTTAATACACTCAACCGTATGCTCGGTAGCTTGCGAGGCGGAGATTTTGGTTTCATCTTTGCTAGGCCCGAGACAGGTAAAACGACTTTCCTTGCCAGCGAAACAACGTATATGGCGCAGCAATTGTCAGGTACCGCCGGACCTGTGCTGTGGTTCAACAACGAAGAGGCGCACAACAAAGTAAAGATTCGCTGCTATCAAGCCGCACTAGGGGCTTCCCTAGCACAACTTAACAGTAATCCCGTTGCTGCCCGTAATGCCTTCATGGAGGCTACCAAAGGCAAGCACCTAATCCCTAAAACTCCTGGGTCTATCAGCAAGCAGTATGTAGAGGCAGTGTGTAGGAAGTATCGACCAAGCCTAGTAATCTTTGACCAAATTGATAAGATCACTGGCTTTGATGCTGACCGAGAAGACTTGAAGCTTGGGGCCATCTACCAATGGGGCCGTGAGTTAGGCAAAGAACTCAACTACGCAACTATTGGAGTCTGTCAAGCTGACGGGTCGGGTGAGGGCCAGAAGTGGCTCACCATGGCTAACGTAGCTAACGCCAAGACTTCCAAGCAAGCTGAAGCTGACTGGATTCTAGGAATTGGTAAGACCAACGATGTTGGATACGAGACACTACGCTATCTCCATGCAAGTAAAAATAAACTTGCTGGCGATCCAGACTCTGATCCAGCCTTGCGTCATGGTCGTATGGAATGTTTGATTAACCCCGCCATTGCCCGCTACGAGGACATTTAATGTTAGACATCTTCACTTTTCTTTTTGGAGTGGCTACAGGTATGCTGCTAACTCTAGTTTATTTTATTGTTACTGATTGATGAAACTTAAATCTAAAAACAACCTATTCCTTGTCATCCGTAAAGACCTCAACCACAATGAGGTTCCCATTGCTGCCTTCCTGACAGCAGAGTCAGCAGACAACTATTCAGGTGAGTGTCAGCAGAACTTTCTGGATAAGAACATCACTGAATATGTGTTTGGTATTGTTCCGGTGATGTACTATGACCAGTAATTATGGCTAACGTATGGTTTTGTAGTGATCTTCATTTTGGGCACAAGAACATCCAAAAGTTTCGACATCATATCAAAGATGAAGAAGACAACCGTAAAAAAATTATTCAGGATTGGAATGCTGTTGTAACAAAACGAGACGATGTATATGTACTAGGCGACGCTGCCTTTACTATGGGTACAGTAGAAGAGTTTGCTTCTTTACCCGGAGCACGTAAGTTTCTTGTACGGGGTAACCACGATGAGTTAGACACACAGGTATACCTGAAATACTTTGATGCTGTTTACGGACTCAAAAAGTACAAAGAGTTCTGGCTGTCACATGCCCCAATTCATCCTGCAGAACTACGTGGTAAAATAAACCTTCATGGTCATGTGCATTATGCTACGATCCAAGTAGAAAACCCCCATAGTGAATGGATTGGTGATACTATGAAAGACAATCGATACTTCAACTGCTGTGTAGAGAATGTCTTTGCTCTTAAAGGTAGAGCATTAATTAGTTTACAGGAGATTCGTGAACTTATTGGCAGTTGACACAGAAACTACAACCTACAACAAAGGCCATCCGTTCGACAAGCGTAATGAGCTTGTTTGCTGGTCATATGCGACCACGGAACACTCTGACGCCCATCTATGGGGTCAAGGTAACCTACAGCAGCTAATTGATGGGGCTGACCTACTCATCACCTTCAATGGTAAGTTTGACCTACAGTGGTTAAACAAAGAAGGCATCACGTACAACTCTGCTAAAGTGTGGGACGTACAGATCGCTGAGTTCATCCTATCCTACCAGACACGGCCTTACCTGTCTCTAAACGAAGTGTGTGAGACACACGGCCTACCTGCAAAGCTGGATGTGATTAAGCTGGAGTATTGGGACAAGGGAATTGACACCAAAGATATTCCTTGGCCTGTGCTACAAGAGTATGCCACCCATGATGCCTACCTAACCCTACAGTGCTACCTAAAGCAATACCAACTGATGACTAGGGCACAAGTAGCTTTGTGTAGGCTTCAGAGTCAGGACATGTCCATTCTCAGGGAGATGGAAGCCTGTGGTATCCCTTTTGATGAAGAACTCTGCCACTCAAGAGCAGAGCAGTTGGATGCAAAAATACAAGAAATCAAAACAGAACTCGCTGCCGTCTATCCCAACGTCCCTATTAACTTTAACTCTGGCGATCATGTGTCTGCCTTTCTCTATGGTGGCGTGGTTAAAGAAGATGCTAAGGAGTTTGTAGGTTATTACAAATCAGGTATTAAAGCTGGACAGCCCAAGTTTCAGAACCTTGTCATTGAACACACCCTACCTCAAGTCTACAAGCCCATCAAGGGCTCAGAACTGGCTAAGGAAGGCTTCTATGCAACGAATGAGGCTACCCTACGTCAACTGAAAGGAAAGCGTCACAACGTCGATTTGCTACTAACACTAGCCAAGATGGAGAAGCTTAATGGAACCTACTACCGTGGCCTAGTAAAACTCAGAGAAGAGATGGACTGGCCTAAAGGACTCTTACATGGAAACTTTCAACAAACTGTCGCACGTACCGGACGGCTCTCGTCGTCGAAACCCAACCTCCAAAACTTCGCAACCGAACTACAAGACATCTTTGTATCCAAATACTAATTGGCCTAAACATCCAACGATTACCTACGAGGATGTGATGACCAGTGACTTAGCCGCAGAAGAATATAACAAATGGGTAAAGAATGTCAAATAAAGAGGTATTATTAAATGCCCACTGATCTAGAAAAACTACACGACGACGACCTACACGCTGACCTTGCTTGTGCTATTGAGCAACAAGGTGCCCGCCACTTCTTAGCTGCCTTCAAGGCCCACTACCCAATGCATTACGAGGAAATGGTTGCTCAGTACAACCACCAAGAATCTATGAAGAAGGTCCCAATGCTTTTTAAACCCCGTGCTGTTCCAGTGTGATGCTTCCCAGTTGGAATGGCGGGTTGCTCTGGAGCTTAGTCAAGATAAAACAGGCTTACAAGAAATCATCAATGGTGAAGACACTCATTCTAAAAACCAAACAGCTTTTCAATTACCTTCACGACTCATTGCTAAAATTTTCCTGTTCCGAACGATTTTTCGTGGTTCAGGATGGTCATTTGCTAACGATCCTGATTTTATGCATGTTAGCTCTGATCCTACCTTTTGGGAGGGGATGAATGAACGCTTCTATGGCAAGTACAGCGACCTTGACGCTACACACAAACGATGGGCACAGGGAGTTATGCGGGGAGAGCCCATTGTTGGCCCAATGGGGAGAGGATGGCTCATCCCTATTAATCGAGATAGGCGGGGAGAACTTAAAGTTCCTTGGACCACGCTTAGTAACTATCCAGTTCAAGGTACCGGGGCCGACATCATGACTATGGCTCGTCTTAGTGCTCGTAACCGTATTCGAGAGCGTGGAATTGTGGCTGACTGGATTTCTACTGTGCATGACTCCATTGTCCTTGACACCCCTGACGAGAAGTATCTAGAGCCCCTACGCCGAGTATTTGACGATGTATTCAAGGACATTCCTATGAACATTCAGAAAGTGTTTGGTTACAAATGGACTGTCCCTATGGCTTGTGAGAGCAAGTATGGAGTTAACATGAAAGACATGAAGAAGTTCGCATGACAGAAGCAGAGCAAGATAAACTAGACGCTGGACGATATAGAGCTATGGTCAAACAAGGAAAAGGAAGAATGCACACAATGTTTGATGGTAGCTACTACTTTGACCTTCCACAAGACAAAGCAAAAGCAGATGATTTTGTAGACTGCTTGATTGGGATTAGACAACGAGCCGAAGAAGCAAAAAAAGCTTGACAAAGCAACCTTCAGTATGATATACTATAAGTATGGACTCTGATTATTACGCTGAGAATACTCGGCACCTTACCCAAGACCCTGAACCGAAAGAAAATAAACAAATGCAAATTCAAATTGTCACTACGAGCGTAGAAACCAAACCAACCGCCAAAGGCAGCTATCAGCAACTTGAAGTGGTGTTCAAGAACCTGACCTACCAAGGTAAGGTTGAGTCTAAGAAAATTATGTCCTTCGGTGTCAATGCGCCTGCTTTCACTGTCCTCAAGGATGCTCAAAATGGTGCAACGTACGATGTGACTGTTGTTAAGAATGATAAAGGTTATAATGATTGGACAACTGTGGTCCCGAGTAATGGCGCTCCAGCACCGGCAGGAGATACCCCTGCGAAAGCAAACGCCTCCCCACGGAGCACCTATGAAACTCCAGAAGAACGAGCACAGCGGCAAGTGCTCATTGTCCGTCAGTCTAGTCTTAGTGCTGCTATCGGTACTCTGTCTGTTGGTGCTAAGGCACTTAAATCTGCTGACGTAATTGAGTTGGCACAGCAGTATGAGAACTACGTGTTTGGCATCAAAGACCCCGGTCCAAGTGGCTTTGAAGACCTTCCTGACTTCGATGTTGCTGTAGTCTAATGCCTCTAGCAAGCATTGACGGTGACATTGTAGTTTACCGTTGTGCTGCTAGTGCGGAGAATGAAGACTCTATGGTGGCCCTCAGTCGTGTAGACGACTTGATGGGCCGCATCTTGCATGAACTAAACGCAGAGAGTTATTCAGCCTACCTTACAGGCAGTGACAACTTTAGATACAAGGTCTATCCGCAGTACAAAGCCCACCGACAAGACAAGCCCAAACCAAAGTGGCTGTCCATCTGTCAAGAGCATATGGTGAGTGTCTGGAAGGCTAAAGTTTCAGAAGGATGCGAGGCAGATGACCTCATGTCCATTGAGATGACAGCTAGTCCAGACAATACAATCATCTGCACTATTGACAAGGACCTCTTGCAAGTACCCGGTGAGCATTACAACTTCGTAAAGCAGACGAGGCAAACCATTAGCCCCAAAGAGGGGCTTTTTCGTTTCTACTGGCAATTTGTTATGGGGGATAAAGCTGACAACATCTTCGGATACGATGGTAAGGTCAGGGATAAGGTTCCTCAGTTCTTGTACAGCAAGTATGACGAGATGAAAGAAATGGACAGTGAGATTGATTTGTTTAACGCAGTCAGAGAGATGTATGGTGATGATGGGCGTATGCTAATCAATGGTGCTTGTCTCTGGATGCAACGATACCCGGAGGATAATTGGCTGGAAAAAGGAAATCAACTACTCGCACAGAGTACAATGGAGGGTCATGGACCGCTGGACGATTCAACTCTTTTGTAACGTCAACGCTCCGAGCAGGAGCCCGCCGCTGGCAGCCTAAGTATTCAACACTTAACGCTGCTAAGACAGAAAAGAAAACTAACGTAAAGACAGGTAGACTGGCACAGCATTATCGCTGTGAGTTGTGTCTAAATGAATTTACACAAAAAGACATGGAAGTTGACCACATCAAACCTGTGGTTGATCCGGCAAAAGGATTTGAGAGTTGGGACGTATTCATAGACAACCTATTCTGTGAAGCTGATAACCTACAAGCCATTTGTAAATCTTGTCACAAGATAAAAACTGCCTCAGAGAAGGTAACACGACATGAAAATCGATAAAGAAATTGAATTGCCTATGGGCACAGTCCATTTTGTAGGTGAAGTATCAGAAGAAGAACTAGATCACATCATCACTCTTGGGCTTGCCATGCTGCTCCAAACAGGCCGCTTACCAGTACAGATGGCAGATGATACCGAAGGAGAGACATTACAGTGATTGCTTATGTAAACAGAGATGAGTGGTATCCTTGGTTTGACATTGGACAGGATAAAGCATACTCAGACCTTGAGATTGAAATTGATGAGACTGAGTATAACGAACTAATGGCTTTACAAGTACAAGCACATTTGTTTCAGGAGCGTATGGGTAAGTTATACACTCAAGGAAAGAAACACGACTGATGATTCACCTATCAGAAGCAACAAAACAAAAAAACAGAGAGCGGAATAAGAAACACTACCATGAAAACAAGCAGTATTATAAAGACTGGTGTGTTGCAAATGTAGGTTCTAGGCTGGCCTCAGTAGCTAAATGTAGAGCTAAGAAACGTGGTATTGAGTTCTCTATTACAAAAGATGATTATGTAGTTCTAACTCACTGCCCGATTCTTGGTATTGAACTCGTCTACAATCAAGATACAGGCGCAGGCGGGAAAGACAATAGTTTTTCTTTAGACCGGATTGATCCTACTAAAGGGTATGTAAAAGGAAATGTTCAAGTGATTAGCCACAAAGCCAATAGCATGAAGTTTACTGCAACTAAAGAAGAACTTCTTTTGTTCGCCAAGTGGGTTATGGAGACTTATAAATGACTACTCATTTGGTGCTGCCGGACGTACAGGCCAAGCCGGGTAAGGACTTCACTTACCTGAACAAGCTAGGTCGCTACATTGTAGAGAAACAGCCTGACAAAATCATCTGTATCGGTGATTTTGCTGATATGGAAAGTTTGTCCAGCTACGACCAAGGTAAAAAATCATTTGAGGGTCGTCGGTACAAGGCTGACATTGAAGCTTCCCACGAGGCTATGGTAGCCCTCTTAACCCCTTTATGGAACTACAACGACCGTGCTAAACGTAATAAAGAAAAGCAATACCGTCCTGAACTTATCCTTACTCTGGGAAATCATGAAAACCGCATTAACCGAGCGGTTAACGACTCTCCCCAATTGGAGGGAGTTCTTTCGGTGGACGATCTTCAATATCGAGGCTTTGGTTGGGATGTCCATCCTTTCCTTGACGTTGTTGTGGTCGATGGTATTGCTTACAGCCATTATTTTGTTACAGGTGTTGCTGGTAGGCCCGCTGCTACTGCTGCGGCACAGTTGCGTAAAGCTAACATGTCTTGCATCGCTGGTCATCAGCAAGGTAAGCAAGTTGCGTATGCTACAAGGGCTGACGGGAAAACAGTAACCTCAATCATTGCTGGTAGCTTCTATGAGCATGACGAAGACTATTTGGGTCCACAAGGTAATAAACACTGGCGTGGATTCCTAGTCTTGCATGAAGTCAATGACGGAGCTTTCGATGAGATGTATGTCTCTCTAGATTATTTAAATCGTAAATACAAATGATTAACGAACACGATATTAAGGATATGAAAGGCTATAAGCAGCCCGAGAAAGGTATGCGGTTTAATGAGGCTAAAGCACGAATGGACCTCATTGATGCTGATGCCTTGCAAGGTTTAGCAGAAGTTCTCACCTTTGGGGCTAAGAAGTATGCTGCTCATAATTGGCGTAATGGTCTTAGCTATTCAGAGACACTAGGCTCTATGCTTCGACATATTGCAGCAATTCAGCGTGGTGAGGACATTGACCCCGAGTCAGGTAAACCCCATATTGACCATATTGGCTGCAACTGGATGTTCCTAAGTAACTTTACGAAGCACCCGGAAATGTATACTGGCTTTAACGATATTTGGAAACCCACTAAATGAAATCATTCTATGAGTATGAGAAGCTTATTAGCAAATTCTCTATCTATCCTGAAGCTGGCCGTGGAACTCCAATGGCGCTTGCCTACTGTGCTTTGGGGCTCACTGGTGAGGCAGGTGAGTATTCAGAGAAAATCAAGAAACTCATTAGGGACGGTAAGCTGGATAAGCCTCTTGCTGCTAAAGAGCTTGGTGATGTTCTGTGGTATCTTACTCGATGTGCTAACGAGCTTGGTATTTCTTTACAAGACGTTGCGGAAATCAATGTCGTGAAACTCCTAGACCGACAGGAGCGTGGTGTACTGAGTGGGAATGGCGATGAACGATGAACTGAAACAAGAAATCATCCACAAGCTAGATGTTCTAGAGTTGCTAGACATTCTTGGTCTTGACATGTCGGACTTAGTAGAAAAACTAGAAGAAGAAATTGAAGAAAATAAACAAGAACTCCAGTCTGCCTGTCGATGAGCAGGGCTGTAAGAAGTCCTACTTGCAACGCCTACTAGAAGAAGCTGAGTCTAAAAAAGAGTTAGAGCAGTGGAAGAAAACTAACCATGACAAAACCCTTACCGATAGAGAAGCTGACTAGTCCTCACAAGTGCCCTATGCACAGGATGTGGATGCGTAAGGGAGTCTGTGAAATCTGCCGTCTTAACGACGACATTAAACGAAAACAACTTGAAGCTCTCACTGGGAGCAACAAACCTGAAATTAAAATAACTAAAATATGACTCAACGCTTTAGGAATGCCTTTGGTGAAAACATCTTCCGATTCAAATATGCACAGGGTCCAGCAGACACTTGGGATAAGCTGGCCGAAAGACTGGTTGACGATGTTGCCGGAACACGTGGAGGAACAACGACGGCTCTTATGTCAGAGTCAGATCGCAAAGACCTTACAGAGCACATTAGAACTATGCGATTTCTTCCCGGAGGTCGTTACCTGTACTACGCTGGCCGGCCCTATAAGGCTTACAATAACTGTTACTTGCTCCGCGCAGAAGAAGACACCCGCGAAGAGTGGAGTAACGTAACATGGCGGGCAATGTCTTGTCTTATGACTGGCGGAGGTATTGGAATTGACTATAGCAGACTACGACCGGCTGGTAAGGCACTTAGCCGTACTGGAGGCACAGCAAGCGGACCTATCCCGCTTATGTATGCAATCAATGAAATCGGGCGTAACGTCATGCAAGGAGGCAGTCGACGATCTGCAATCTATGCAAGCCTTAATTGGCAACATGAAGATGTCCATGAATTCCTTGGAAGCAAGAATTGGTCTGATGATGTTAAAGCTAGGAAGCTAGCCGACTTCAATGCCGCTGCACCTTTGGATATGACTAACATCTCTGTCAACTACGACGATGCTTCGTTGGTTGGTGGGTTGGAGAACAATCCAATCTTCTTGAAAAACGTACGTCAGGCTCTGGAAACTAGTGAGCCCGGCTTCTCGTTTAACTTTGGTGATAAACAAAATGAAACCTTACGGAACGCCTGTACTGAAGTTACGTCAGAGGATGATTCTGATGTATGCAATCTTGGAAGTGTCAATCTCGGCAATATTTCTTCTTTGCAGGAGTTCCAAGACGTTGTTAGCCTCGCCTCGAAGTTCCTTGTTTGTGGTACCCTACGAGCCGACTTACCTTATGAAAAGGTCTATAGGGTTAGAGAGCAGAACCGCAGGCTTGGACTTGGACTTATGGGCATCCATGAGTGGCTCCTCAAACGAAAGTACAAATACGAAGTTACCCCCGAACTCCACCAATGGTTGAAAGTTTATAAAGATGAATCAGAACGCTCTGCCAACGAACATTGTGACAGGTTTTACATCTCACGACCAGTGGCCTACCGCGCCATTGCACCAACTGGCTCGATTGGAATTCTTGCTGGCACAACAACTGGAATCGAACCCCTCTTTGCAGTTGCTTACAAGCGTCGATTCCTTACTGAAGGAACTAAATGGAAATATCAGTTTGTTGTTGACGGAACTGCAAAAACTCTCATTGACGACTTCGGAGTTTCCCCAGACTCCATTGAATCAGCCCTTGACCTAAGTACTAATTATGAGCAACGAATTAAATTCCAAGCGGACATACAAGATTACGTTGACATGTCAATCTCATCAACAATTAATCTCCCAGCTTGGGGATCAAAAGATAACAATGAGAGCAAGGTTGGATCGTTTGCAGAGGTTCTTGCGAAATATGCCCCTAGACTTCGAGGCTTTACATGCTATGCAGATGGTAGTCGAGGAGGTCAACCCCTCACCGGAGTCCCTTACGAAGAAGCCTTGAAGCACAAAGATCAGGTGTTCAACGAAGTAGTTGACATTTGTGACCTCACTGGTCATGGCGGCTCTTGTGGAGTTTAACGTACTCTTTGAACTTATCAATGGCATCAAAATTGGTATTGAACACATTGATGGAGATGGCTTAGATGAGGGACTAAAGTGGATGATTGCAATTGACATTGTAATCTTCCGTATTGGTATTATGAAATATGAGGTAGAAGAATGAGTATTACAAATCAGAATCGAGATTTGCTGTTTGCATTTATGAATGGCTCTTACAAGACAATTACTAACGTGGTTAAATATGACCACAAAGAGTGGATTGTTGTTGAACGTGGTGATGGGCGTAAGTCTTTCATCAACTCAGCTAATGTCAAGTGGATTGACGAACTGGCTGTAGAAGCCAAATAAAAGAAAAGCCCCGCAAAGTCGCAAGACCTCCGGGGCTTTTTTACGTCTGCTTATTTCAACAGGCTAGCAATCCGTCTAGCCCAACCTTTACTGAAGGCAGACCAGTTGGGTAGGGCAGTCATAAACACAAGTCGTTCTGACAGCATAGCAGCCTTGACTTGGTAAGGGTCTTTGGCTTTAACAGCAGCGAGAGTTGCTGGTCCAATCTTACCGTCATCATCTGCTGCAACAGCCCTCTGAAGCCATTTAGCGGCTTGGTGAGGGCCACTGTTCACAGCAGCATCAAACACAGCATAGCGCAGTACAGTGGGCAACTCATCTGCCTTGACAGGAGTCCAGTACATCTTATAATAGATGTTCTTGGCTGTCTCGATAGGCATGTCCTTCATAGGGCCATGATAGCCTTGGGCACGTGCAACACGCCACGTAATGCCCCACATTGTCTCACCACCGGGATCACTCGGATGGTTGCTATAACCACCCTCATGTCCAAGTAGTGTAGTGAATGCTTCGTCAAAGTTCATTTACTCTCCAATAGTTTTTGCATTTTAGCTGCGTTGAGCAGTTGACGCGGAGTATTAGAGTTGGTCAAGTTCTTCTGAATGTCAGTATAGAACTCTTCCTTAATCTCTTTGTCAAACGTACCAGCAGGAAGTTCCTTACCAGTCAAATCAACGTAGAGAGTAGTCAACTCCATATACTTCTGCGTGTCACCTCGACGATAGGCATCATAGATTTTAGAACCAAGTTCACCAGACTTCTTGGTAATGGTTTGATTGGCCAAACGAGTAGCATAGCCAACATCCCTAGTCACCACTTCCTTCTGGCTACGAACACCCCAGTTACGCATTGTCTCCTCTTCAGGCTTACGTGCGTAGGTTCCAGAGCGATCTTCCAAGTCAGAGGTCTTTAGGAACACCTTCTCACCTTTGTCATTGACGTTGTAGGTGTAGCCTTCCATGATGCCCGATTGCTCCAGCAAACCAGCAATACCTACAGGAGCAGACAGCATAGCTGACTGAGCCCATTTGGTCTTATTGGTTGGGTCCATCACAGCAGAACCCAAAGCACCGACTTGTTTAGCAACATCAAGGATAGGACCTGCTGGACTCTGACTCATTGCTCCCAACGAAGGTGCAGCAACACGAGAGGTCATACCAACACCAGTTTGGTCAGACAACACACCATACACAGAACTGTTGCCAAGTGTGTCCATCATCCACATCTTAGGATCGGAGAAGAACTCGCTCTTAGCCATCTTGTTGTATGTAGACGAGCTAACAAGGTTGTCTCGAATATATTTGTAGATGTCGTCAGCATCTTGGAAGCCCGGAATACCCATAGCTCCTGCTACAAGGTACTGGAAAGCTGCCAAGGCAACCAAACCACTCACGTTACCACGAGTAGCCTCTTTCAGCATGTATGCCCATTGGTTGTAGAAACTCATGGGATAGGTCTGCAAGGTATTAGCAAAGTTACCAGCCGTACCAGCCTTTGCAAACATCAGAGGACGCTCAGTCTCCCTGTAGTCCACCATAGATTTGTTAACCAACTCCTCTGCCTTCTGAAACAACTCAGCTTGGTTCTTAAACTTACCACTATCCTTAAGCATCTGTGCATACGTCATAAATGCCGTAGAGCGCACAAAGGTTTCAGGCAGAGTCATGGTTTTAGCAGCAATGTTTTTCAGTGTTGACAAGTTACTAAACGCAGTTTCTAGCGGAGCTTCGTCATATACAGAACGGGCAGTTACGCCGTTATCTTCTGCATACTGGAAGGCATCTTTGAAGAACTGATTTGGCAAACGGTCAATGTACTCACCACCAGTTGCCTTCAGCATGTGAGCTACACCCATCATCATGCCAGCAGGAAAGCCCACTAACATAGCTACAGCAGGATTACCCTTGTAACCTTGGTCATGCAGGTTAGCCAGATAGGGCATCACGTTACCAGCTTGAATCATGTTAGACAAGATGTAGCCGGGAGAAGCTGCCAGTTTCTGCAATATGAAGAAGCTTTTAAGATGACCAACACCATCATCAATCATCTTAGGACTAACTCCTAAGCCTTCACGAAGAGAGTCACCAAGGGCACGAGACACTTGAGACTCACCCATACCAATAGCATTCTTGAAATACTCTCGGATGTATTTGACGTTGTTTGGCTGAGTATCTTGCAGCACTGGATCACTCACAATGCCCTTGATGTCATCGGCAGCCTTCTGCATCTCAGCCCACTTAAAGGCGTTCTTTGCATACTGAATCTGCTGTTCAAACATAGCAATGGCTTCAGAGCTACCACTCTTACCCGGACGATCACCAGTGAAACCACGGATGTTACCTTTAGACTCAAAGTGCTTCTCTTGTGCCAGAGCAGCCTCACCTTGAGCAACCGTCTGTTCTTCAATGGCCTTCTGAATCTTAGCAATAGCTGGATCATCACGACCAAGCAAGTCAAGCATAGTCGTATACATACCCTGCAAGTCTGACTTGGAGCGACCAGACGTAACCGTGTGATCTTTCTTCGGGTCTATCAGCAGGTCAGGGAATTGCTTCTTCAATTGGTTGGACTGAGTTTCAAGTCCACGCTTTGTACGAGCAGCCAGATACCACACCAGTTTACCTTCAGTGTCATACACAGGGCGACGGAAGTCACCTTCCCAACGGCTGGAGAGGTAAGCCTCTACAGGAGTGATGGGTGTTTGACCTTTAGCCAGTCTAGCCTCATTCTGCGCGTCCAGCGTCTTATCAAACAAGTCACGCATATTACGATAGGCTTCCAGTTGCTTAACAGACAGGTTCTTGGCAAGGATGTCACCATCGTACCGCTGACCATTAAACATTTCATCCTTCATCAAGGTAGCAACTTCAGTAATTTCTGTACGCGACAGTTTACGTAAGGCACCCTCGGCAGGGAAGATGCTGTCTCGAATAGCCAAGTCAGCACGCTTCAGAGCGTTCTGGACAATACGACTAGCAGCAAGAATAGCAGTAGAACCGCTCTTCATTGCAACTGACGTACCACCACTCTGAACATAAGTCCACTGCTTCCCATCCTTTTCAACACGAGCTTTAGCAAGAACTTCTTCTACATTTGGATTAGGAGGGATCGTGCTGTCTCGTTGTACTTGAGCATTGTCAGCAGAGAGTTCTTGTTTACCAAATAGAACACCACCACGTTGAGATTGTGGTACCCTCATCGGCTTGGTAGCTTGTGTAGCTACACGATTGCGAATAGCCGGATCAGTAATATTAGACAATACTTGTTGAGTGGGAGCACCAGTAAGAATACGTTGTGCCTCTTGCTCAACAAACACATCCACTTTATCTGGATAATCTTGTTTCCAAACATTCCAAGCCTCTTGCGAGGTTTTACCAGATGGAGTAATACGGCCTTGCATAGCCGTGTTCCATGCTTCATACAAAGCACGACCAACACCTTTACCTTTGAACTCTGGATTTACCTTGACAATCTCGACGTTACCGTTCTCATTGAGCATCAGGGCCTGCTCAGGAGTGAGGTTAGACATTAACTTGCCAACAACAGCGTCACCAACACGCGCCTCATACCCGCCCTCAATAGGAACAATCTCTACTTTACGATCACCAATGAGTAGACCACCACCTTGCTTACGAGTCATTTCGTTAAACGAGCGTTTGACAGCATCACCGGTAGCTCCTTCAATTAGTAGGCGCATACCGTCAGCGTCCATCTTAGCTACTTCAAGAGCAGAGTCAGCAGGAATCTCACCTTGGAGTCGTTTGAGGGCATCCCCACGAGTAGTACCCGGAGCAAACTTACCACCCTCTCGATTGCGAATTCCAGCAGTCATCTTGTCAATGGCTTCTGTAAGGGCAATCTGATTCTCAGGATCGTTCTTAAAAGCCACAGGCTCAGAGAAACGCTCACGTCCCTGAATGTCACCGGTAGCCATGTCAAGGGGTTTGTTAGGATCACGTGGGAAGTTGACATCCAACTCATCACCAAACAGGTTACGTTGGAGAGGCTGCTGGAGATTCTGCACTTCCATAGAGAGGTCAGCCCGGATAGGGATACCATTCTCATCAACACGCCACATATCCGAGGCCATCTCAGTCTGATAAGGGCTGATGGGGCTACGCTCATCAAACTGGTCAAACAAGTTACCCTGCTCACCAATAGGGGCTTTAGGAGCCTCTGGAGTCTTGACTGTCTCCTGCTCTACCCGGATACCCTCTACGCGGCTTGTAGACCCCTTACGAGGCCGTGCAAGGCCCTTGGCACCAGCAAATACAGCCGTAGGCTCAATCATCTCCATAGCAGAGCCGACAAGCAGCTCACCAACGTAGCGACCGGCGTTACCACCAATGGCTTCACCCAACTGACCAGCTTTCTCCACTGGATACTGTAAAGCTGATCCAACATTCTCAGAATACTGCTGACCAGTTTTACTAGACGGTTTGTACTCACCAGCACCGAAGTTCCATTTCTGGATGTCTTCAAGTGTCTGAGCACCCTTGTCAATGCCTTGGGTCAGGGCTACGCCACCACCAACCAAACCACCAAGGATGGTGGAAGGCATGGGAGCAAGCATAGAACCAACAGTTTCCAAGGCACCAATACCTTTATCCAACCAAGAAGACTTTTCTTCATCAAACTGATCGAACGGATTGTCGCTAGAAGCCGAGTCAAATTGGTCGAAAGGATTTGCCATTGTTATTGTCCTAAGATTTGTTTAGAAGCTCCCGGTCCATACTTCTGATCGAAAGCTGCCGCAAGGGCAGGATTGGACTTGAGCATTTGTACAGCACCAGCAGGGGGTGCCTTAACGGGTGCTTGGGGTGTAGGAGTAGCCTGCGGTAATGCGCCCGCAGTGGGAGGAGTGAAGGTAGGCACACGAGGAGGTACAACTGGAATACCACCAAGAGCACCAACATCAGGCTTACCAGCAGCAGCATCAGGTTTGGTAGTCATAGCAAGACGTTCCATCTGAGCAGCAGCAGTAGCGTACTGAGTGTACATTTCCATGTCACCAGCAGCTTGTGCCTGAAGGGCAGCAGAGCCAAAGGCAGCAGCAGCTTTATCAGGACTCACTTTACCAGATTGAACCGCTCTATAGACATCACCAATGCCTTGTGTTGCAGAGCCTTTAGCAGCAACCCTATTAGAGCTACGAAGATTCTCCAGCTTAATCTGACCACTCTGACGAACACCCTCAAGCTGCAAGTTATTCTTGTGGGCTTCTTTAGCAGCATCAGCACGGATACCACCCTCTTCCCTCATCTTAATAAAGTCTTTATGCATCCTCAAAAGTTGAGAGCCTGCCTCACGTTCTTGTGGATTCTGGCTGTAGGCCAGTCGTTGTGCTTCCAGTTCCATACCGTCAAGGTCAGCCTTACTAGCTTCCATTAATAGCTTACGCTGTTGGGCGTCCAGTTGCAAACCTTCAGTGGCCGTGTTAATCCTGTTTTTAACTCCAGCATCACTAGCCTGATAACCAGCTAAGTCGGCATCAGCAGTTCCTTTACGAACCCTATCCCCATAAGTATCTTGTTTGAACATGTTGTCCAAACCCATACCTTGAGTAGTCTGCTCCGCTTGTAACTGCTTCTGCTTTTGAAACTGCTGTGCCAACCCCACTTGTTCCTGTGCTTGCATAAAAGCACCGGGGTTCATTTCATACATTTTACCGTAGTCGGTATATCCGGGCATGTCCATAACTATTCCTTATGCGTAGAATGTGGTGGGATCAATATAACCTCGATCAAACCCACCCTGACTACCATTACCAAACAAACCGCTTAAACCACGTTGAGCAGCATCAAAGGCACCACTCTTTTGACCAAGCTGTAGCAGGTTATTGAGTTGAGCGTTCTGCTGCTGACGACGAGCCTGTTGTGCAAGCATTGCTTGATTGTTTGCAGAGGTAGAAGCATTCATCAAGCCGGGAGCATACTGAGCTTGCATCTGAGCCAGTTTAGCCTGAAGTTCCACTTCACGTGGACCATACTGACTACGGCGACCAGAGGCAGCATCACGACGATCAAGCTGTTGGCGAAGCTGTTGAGAAGCCGCTGAGTTAGGACCAAACATATCTTGAAGCTGTTGCGTCTGACCAGCAGAGATTTGCTGTGCAGTATTAGCAACGTTCTTCTGATCCTTAGCACCTTGACTAGCCATATACATACCAGCCAAGCCGCCAGCTAATCCACCAAGATCAAAACCCTTACCATCTGCTTTAGAAGCTGGTCCGGGGCCAGTTGGATTGCCAAGAGCACGAGCACCTAAACTACCAAGAAGCCCACCAATAGGACCCCCAAGAGCAGTACCAAGACCAGACATGATGCCACTCATACCCATTTTGGCAGCTTGGTTATTAGTCATGGTGCCTGTCATGGCTCCCACAGCCGGACCAAGTAAACCACCAACAGGACCCATTGCTTGCATAGCAATAGGAACACCAATGCTAAGAGCCATCTTTCTAGCCCGTTCTTCTGGTGTCATGGTGTCTACTAATGACATGTCCATGTCTGTTGCGGTTGGGGTTGCAAACATACTAGCTAAACTAGTATTTGCGTCTAGTCCAAAAGCATCTCCGTACCCAGAACCAAAACCACCCATACCAAGACCAACTCCCGGACCCGTGTTGAAACCGCCGTAGGCGCTATCTGGACCCATGTCAGAGCCGTAGCCGTTGTAACCACCATCACCAAAACCACCTAAGCCAAAGCCAATACCGGCTCCTGCACTTGGTCCAGTGTTGCCACCACCATAGGCGCTATCCGCACCTGAGTCGGAGCCATAGCCTCCGTAACCACCGCCTCCGCCTCCTAGTCCACCCATACCCGATCCATAACCACCACCGCCATATCCAGCAGAGCCTGAGCCATCACCACCTCCAAGACCACCACTGCCCCCATAGCCATCATAGACTAAGCGGACACCTTTAACGTAGCCATCGTGTTTAGATTGAATCTTCATTTTATTCCTTTAAGTCAATGTAACGCTCTTGAGCGTACCGCCATCGTTTGCCCATAACTTGACAAGACCAGACGTTGTATTTTTATAGAGAGCCCATTGACCTGATGCAATGTCGGCAGCTACTGGGTCTGCTGCTTGACTAATAAAGCCGGTTGCCCGAGTGTGTTGTGTCTGGGTTAAGTGGTAATACTGACCAGCTATACCACCCTGCAAACCTGACAGCGTATTGTGCGGTCCTGCCGTTAACGCAGCGTATTGTGCTGCTGTTAAGTGGTAGTATTCACCAGTAGTACCTCCCTGAAGAGATTGGAGGTTATTGTGTGCCCTAGAAGCAATGTCGGTAATAGAGCTACCAGAGAAATTGATGTTGGACCAGAGAACAGAGATGCTACCCTGATTAACAATAGTTCTTAGTTTTTCGTACCAGTCATTCCAAAAGGAGTGCCCTGGAGGCACGCCCACTGGAGTTGGTGGAAGAAGGACAGCCATTACCGACTCCCAATGTTAAAGTCAACTTCCAGCTTCTCAACTCGATGTGGAGCATTCTCTGTAAAGTCTAGTTTAAAAGCTCGACGACGAAACCGTCCCCATCGATGTAAAATAGGAGCTTCTTGATTTAGGTTGACTGATCGTGGAGTAGAGTAGGTTTGATAATCATCATCAGTAAAACTAATCAAAAGATTAGCATTACTAGGTGGACGGTCCGCTACAACTAAAACACGAGACATGTATTTCTCATGCATGGTGTCAAACATTTGTTTCTCAGTTTGAACAGTGACAGTAAAGTTAACACCATCATCTTGATAAATGTTTGGACTAAAGTAATACATCTTGGTATCACCTTCCAAGACCACAATGGACGAGTTACCCACTCCATTGATTACCATGTTCTGTGCAAACTTGGACTGAAACACACTAGTCTGCTTAAAGGCCATTCTAGTCCAGATACCAGTGTCCATATCCATACAGTAAGTGATTAAACCTACTTTAAGAACGTAGAAGTTGTGACCATTCTGTGAAATGATACAGCCTTCAAAAGCTGTGTTTGGTTCCAAATAGCGACGTAAAGGAGGGCTTCCAATCATTTCTAATCTAAAGTCTTCTACTTTCATCACCTGTGGTTCTGTGTTTGCTGCCTGACCTACAAAATAAATTGCATTGTCATGAGCAGCCAGTCCACCAAGATAACCAACTTGTTTTAATGGAGTGTCATTACGATTGAGTGGAGAGCCACTAGCATTAGCGGCATCAAAGAAGTATTCAATAGAAGCCGTACCAAAGGCAACAAGGTAGTTATTCAGCCTAGAGATACGTACTAGAGTATCAGGAAGCATTTCTGCTGTAATGAAGTCACCAGCAGTATACAGCAAAGGGTTGTCTAAGTTACTATTATAGATGTCTGACGTACCGTCTTTAATTACAAAGAGATAACCGTCCAAATAAACCACATTGGGTTTCATTGGTGTGGGTAAGTCTGGAGAAGTGCTGTTTACAACTACGTTAGAAGAATCAATAGTGATAATACGAGAGCCATCGCAAGCCACAATTTTTACATCACCAGAAGCAAAGTAAAACTCAGTCCAGCCAACTTCACCAGTAGTAGTGATGAAAGGAGTCACCGTAGTGACCAAGGCCCCAGTAGATGCTGTGACAATGGCAATTTTATTATCATAGGCAACAAAGTATTTGTTCTCTTCTTCCCAGTAAAAGATTCCACGAATCACTGCACTGGGGCTTTCAAACGGATAGGCAATTAAACCCTCCCGTTTCATGAAGACATACTTGTTAGTTTTAGTTGCCTTGTCTTGAACGATGTCGTAGAAACCATTCAGAGCAATAACGTCCTTTGTGCCAGCAGCATCCCGGTTATCCATCGCCATGATGAGTTCGACATCTTTTGTCTGATAGGTACTTTGAGATGGTGCTTTGTTAAAAGCCAAGACGTTCTCCTGTTAACCGTTAGTAGAAGGACTAAAAAACAAAGAGCCTTCTTCAGTTCCAAAGTCAAGTGCTTGTGACAAATGCTTCGTTGCTTGTTTTTCAATCCACTGCTTATCTGGAAGGGGTAGTGCATACTCATCAGCAAGTAGAAGGGCCAAATTGTAGATTAAAGCATTCTGCCACTCTTGAGGAAAGTCAGGGGTGTCACCAGAGGCCGTAAACACATCATAGGGCGCTTGATACGTAATGGTAAGGGTACCAGTAGCAGTTGAGGGCTTAGGCCACACAGACACGACACCGTAATTAATAAAGGGCTGGTACTTGATGCTAACCACTGTTCCCTGTGAGTTAGAAGGCAGGAGGTTAAAGTCATAGCTGGCTTTAATCTCTACATCCTGTTGGCTACCAGAACCAATGTACTCAAAGGTAGCTTCGGAAATCTTCATTGGAAACGGTACATCAATAGTACGTCCAACTCCAATGGTGTAATCACGCTGACCCACAACCATGGGAATAGCCAGTTCAGTTCGTTTCCAAAGAGGCATTCCTAAAGTAGCAAACAACTGTACAATAGTATTTAGAGCTTCTGCTCCAGTAGAGGTTTGTTCTGGATTAGCAGTAGTACCCTCACCAATAACACCAATCTTGCGAAGTGCTGCATTGATGATGCTGTCTCTAGTCATTTCCAACACGGTCGTTCCGCTAGTAGCCATTATTTATCCACCCTCTTTTGAAAGTTACTTACAATTGCTTTTGCAAATTCACCCATGTGGGGAGCAGCAAAGTAAAAAGCCAAGATAAGCATTACAGCAGGAGACATGTCGTTGGCACTCTCTGTCTGAATTTGTGCAAGCTTATTCAAATCATTTGCTGCTGAAGTCCAGAAGACCGCAAGGGACATAGCAAAAACACTAATGATATACTGGAACAACCAGACACCTGTAATTGCTAATGAGATAAGACGCCTAGCAAGGTTTTGGCCTTGAGTAGCTTCCATCCATTGAACAAGCATCCCACGGGCTTCAGAGCGTTCTTTAGCTGCATCCACAGCTTTCTCTTCGTCTGTATAGACGAGAGCGTCTAGGCCGTTTTTAACGGCGTCAATGGTACTGTTTATGGCAGTGTCAGTACCGAACATCTTGCCCCAAAAGCTCATTATTTATCCGCCTTACGATCTAACTTATCACGAATTTCTCGGAACATCTCACGAAGCTCTTGACCTAGTTGATTGAAGTCGTCCCGTTGGGCGTACTTTGTTGGAAGTTCCTCACGAAGTTTTGCCAAGTCGGTTTTAAGTTCTTGAACAGCATTCCAAAGAGTTTTAGCAAACCATCCTAAAACAGCTTGTGCAGCAGCAAGAATACCCCCTGCAATAAATAATATAACAGTCAAATAATCCATAAATACCTTAGCTTTTAAAAACCCAAGCCGACAAAGTTCCAGAAGTTAAATCAACAGCGGAACCTTCCCGGTTATATAAAACTACCCGCACTGTGTTTGCAGCAGACACATGACCAGAGATAAGAATGTTTCTAGTTCCAAGAGTGGAAAAAGACACGGCCACCGCGTCACCAACAGCCGCACCAGTGACCGTAATGTTGTTGTTCAAAACAGCACCGTCAGCAAAAGACACAGGATCCCACGTCACACTACCAAAAAGAGCTTGAACCGATCTAGGAGAAACTGTGTATTTGTCACTTGGAATTCCTGACGATGGGTCGTTGTCTTGAAAGATGGTGTTAGTAGTTGAACCATAGAACACACAAGTTTGTGCTCCCGTGAGGTCGGCAAATCTATTAGAGCGGAAAACAATACGATCATTTGGTGTTGTTGCATCGTTAAAATTACAAACTTGGGTCGAGTTTGCATTAATAACGTTTTGCTCAATCGTGACTCGACGATTACCCAGCCCATTGTTACCAGAGATTGCTCCATTAACCCAAAGCTCAATATAGTTTTGAGAGATGAGAATACCCTCAGTACCATTCATGTCAATGGCTTTGTTGCCATTACCAGAACCCTCAAAATCATTACTAACAACATTAATGTTTTGTCCACGATCCATAGACAAACCAACAAATGAAGCTTGGTTGTTACCAATAAAATCGTTGTTAGGCCCACAAATACCTGCATTACAGCCAACAGAGGAAGCCGACAGAAGTCGAATGCCGAAGGTGTGGATGTTCTCAAACTTACAGTCACTAACCCACCAGAAGTACACGTTGGTCATTCTGATACCAGTAGCACCGGAAGCTGTGAAATCATAGAAATCACAAGAGTCTACCTTGACAATATCTCCCTTGTCAAAATGCAGAGCAGCAACAGCAGTTGCAGTACCTTGGAAGCCCATGTCCTGAATGCGAATCTTCATGACGTTGGTAGACAACTTAGAGCCATAAATCCGAGTGGCACCAATAAAGGCACCGTCAACACGGATAACTGACACACGGCGACCAGCACCCTTGATAATGGTATTAGCAGGAATGTTTAGTGAACTGGTGATGCGATAAGTACCTTGAGGAAAATAAACTTCCTGCGCCATATTCAGAGCATTCTGAATAGCTGTAGTATCGTCAGTTGTGTTATCACCAACCGCACCAAAATCTTTCACAGACACATACTGTCGAAGTTTTGCTCGAACATTAGTAGCTGTTGCTCCTGTTCCTCCGGGAGTGTAGGTTACGTTCAGAGCATCAACAGCCAAACTACCAAACTCATCTACAATTTCCTGCACTGCTGCTTGCACGTTGGTTGAAGCCACAAATCCATAAGGAGTAACTTCAATCTTACTGGCTTCGTGTACAGTAGTTCCTATTGGTGGAGCATCATTAAACACATGGTCGTTTACTTCATTGAGCCAAGTAGACGCAATGACAGTGCCCGGATTAAAAGTAGTATCTGCCATTTAAGTTCCGTTTTTTAAAGCTAAAAGAAGTGGATAGGATATTGAGTTTTCGTCTGCTAAAGCACAATCGGCGGTTGCTAGATCAGCATAAGCAGAACGTTCCCAAAGATAGCAAACCTCAATAAAAGCATCTGGTGGATTAGGTCTAACCCAAGAAGGTGTCACTCTTTCTGGACGAACTCTAATAAAATCTTGGGGGTGTCGTTGCTCATAATCTTGTGAGCATACCATCAACCCCCGCCAATCTTTTTTAAGTTCGGAACTTTTAAACTCAAAACCACATACATCACATAGAGCATTCCACTGACCTAAAATAAGATGGCTCATATAATTCCTTAAAGTCCTAAGCCCATTTTCATACTGAGTCTTTGCTGCTTACCACTAGTAACTGGTAGGGGATCACCTGCTCGGTACACAGTAAACGGATAGAATGTTTGTGTGTTGGTAAACGTAGTGAATGTCAGATTAGTAGCAGCTTCATTAGCAACTGTAAAGGGCTCAAACGTGTTTGTGTTAGTAAACAGTGTAAACGTCAGGTCTTGTGAACCATCTGCCGGGTCTAATGAAACAAGCTGTGGTGAACCTACGTTTGCACCATCAACCTCAAGTTGGTAGTAAAAACTGTCTGCTGACAAACCAACCCAGATAAATGAACCGTTTGGATAGAGAGTCAGACTACCAGTGTCTGTTACTGGAGTAGTAATGTTGTAGCTAAACCATTTAGCAGCATCTGCTGGTAATACAACATCGTTATACAGAAAGCCTTCTTCCTGTACTCCCGGAATTGCAGCAGTGTCATCTACAATGTTCTGACCAGTGTCACCAGCACGGTATGTACTAGTTGTCAGGGTCAAAGCAGTGCTACGGTTACCGGCTGCATCATACGCACGTACACGGAAGTTGTACGAGGTAAGAGCAGTTAATGCAGTAAACGTAAAGCTGTTAGACAGCGACGTAAACGGATATGTAGCTCCGTTATCAGAACTCCATTCATATCCTGTTACAGCTACGTTATCTGTGGCGGCTGCTGATGTAGCTAAAGAAACAGTAGTGTCTGTTTTAGTCACAAACCCAAGAGTAGCAGCACCAAAATCTGGATTCGTGGTGTCTCCTCCACCTAGAGTATTTGACTCAAAGTTTCGGATGATGTCGGTCAGTGCCGAGTTGCCGTTGAAGTCGAGAATCAGGCCGACGCCCGTGGATGGCGTCTCGTTGAAGAAAGTGGTGTCGCTAGTGGTGAATACCGACGTGCCGTTGATTTTGACAACAAGCGATTTTGCTGTGTCGTCCTGCTCAATCCGAAGCGTGTCCCCTGCGGCCAATGCAGTCGTAACTGTAGTCACGGTCTGATCGGTGCCGTCACGGCGACCCATGATGCGAAGTTGCCCGGTGCTTCCGTTGTACGACACGTTGAACTTTGCAGTTCGACCGGTCTGCGACGCACCCAAGTTCACTTTGCCAAACGCAGCCGTTCCAACAAAACCAGCACCCACAACTGCCTCGCAGTAGTGATCTAGAGCCCCTGTATCATTGATGATGGACTTTGGATCGTCGGTGTACGAATCGGACTTAACCGCTCCAGCACCGTCTAACTTTAAAACGTCATAAAAGCCGGGGGTAAGTGACCAGCCTGTGGTTGATCCAACAGTCGTACCGTTGGTGCCGTTAAATGGATCTTGAAAGAGTGCCATGTGTCATCCTTATGTCGGGTAAGCCGTGGCCATGGCGTTCTTGGGCTCGCCTGTGAAGTTGGAACCTGTTGCAGCCCAGTTCGCGTCTTGAGCGGTGCGGGCGCTGCTTACAACCGTGTCGCCGCATGCCAGATGGTGACGGATCGCACCGTAAATGTTGGCTGCGTAGCCGGTGTTAGAGCCGATGCCCTCATAGCTGAACTGAGGAGCTGGGGCGGCCACGCGGCAGAACCACGAGCTGATCGCCGCGTTGGACGTTAGAGTTAGAACGCTTCCACCCGGCGTAAGGGATAGCTGTCCGGTGTTTCCCGAGGCGTTGACGATGTATAGCCGCTGACCGTTCACAGCTTCTGCGCATGGTTTGGCTGCTCCATTGAGGCGTGAGTCAAACATGAACACATCGCCATTGGTCAGTGCCGTGAATGTGCTTACCGTGATGCGGTTGGTGGATGTGCTGGGCGTCAGCGTGCCACCAATGGCAAACACGACATCTGCGGCAGTTTCAACGCGAGTGTTGTCCTGCTTCCATTGTGAAAAGCGATAGGCCGCAACGGTGGCAATTCCAGCAATAGCGTTCTGGGATGAGTACCACTTTGCCAAGTGCTGCCGAAAGCTCACCAGATCGGGGATTTCTGGCAGAGTGTTTGCCAGGTGGCAGATCGCATTCGACCAATAGCCCAGTGCCCAAGGACTCTCAAACGTGAAGTCTCCACCGCCGCCGTTGTCGGTGAAGCTGACAAGACCACTGTCCCGCCATGAGGTCGGGAGAGCGTCGTTGTATGCCTTCAGCGCCGCATATCCACTTGCCAGCACATCGCGGAAATACTTGCGCGTCTCGGTGCCGTAAGGGCATGTGTCCGGGTATATCGCCGACACATCACCAATGTCTCGGCTGGACCAAGCCATGATCCGGAACAGGTTCCCGTTGAAGAGAAAACCGGCTCCTTTGTATGTGGTCCCTGCGATTGATGGGTTGCGCTCGCCTGCCCATGACCCTGAGATAGGGTTTCCGCCGCCAATCGGGCTACCAACTTTCCACGTATTCCCGCCAGGGGGGCCGCTGATAAGAATGACAGCCGCCTGTTCCACCAGCATGTCCAGCATCTCAGGGCGTGCCGTGATGAGGTATGCGTAATACTCAATGGCGGGGCGGTGGCCGATGTCCCAATCTTTGTCCCACAAGTGCGTCTCAGGCCGTGGGTTCACACCGACGTTGTTACTGCCCGCATCGAAGTAGCGGTATGAAGGCTGCGCAGTGCCAAGACCTGTGTAGCTGGACTGAATGTCCACTACTGGGATGATCTGCTTGGTGGAGGAAAGACGCATGCAACTGCGCCAGCCACCGGCCGCGAGGGCAGACACCACCACAGCGCGGCGATCCACTGCGGATTGCGTCATCAGGTGGCGCACTGCCCACGAGGGCATCACACCAATCTCAAGACGCTCCCCCGTTCCATCAAGGTTGCGCTCTACGCTGGAACCCTTGCACTGCGGGTTGTAGTTCACGCTCGCCATGTTGGTCGGCGTCTGCGTGAGGTCGTAGGGTGGGACCAACTTCGACTTTGTGAAGTACGTCTTGTCGTGCTGCACGCGAATCGTGCAATCAGCCGACGCCGACCCACCACCCTGCACGTAGTCCCATTCACCGTCCTGCCCGCACGTATAAAAGTCGGTGTAGTGCGGCATCGTTATGGTGCCGGTCAGCGTCTCACCCGACTGAGTGCCTTGCAGCGTGCGAAGCGTGGTTGCACCAGACTTGAGCACAGCGGAGAACTCACGCTTTGCTACAGTTGGAGAGGTAATGTCTGTGTATGGCTGCGCTCCTCGTCCAAGATAACGAATTCCCATGAATCCACCACTAGAGTTCTGTAAAGCAGCTACATAATGCCAGCAATACAACTGACCGTGTGCAGAACCTGATTGCTTGAACGCTCCGCCAATACGCCATACTTTACCAGCAGGCCCATCACCAATTACTACAATGTCGTCAGCATCAGTGATTGCTGTGTTCAGACTAGCAGTCCACACACCAGACAGAGCGGTAATACCAGTCAATTCAACTTTAATGTCGGCAGCCGTGAGGTCAGATAACGTACGTGAACTAGCTGATGGTGTAGAACCACCAGACTTTACCTCAACGGTTAGCGTACCAGAACCTGCAATTGATGTTGGAGCGCGCAATAACACACCACAAAACTTCTTTGATGCATCTGGCCAAGACGTGTCGTTGTAGATTGTGGCAGGGCACGGAGTATCATCTTCAAGTGTGAATACCGGAAACTCACCAGACGGAATATCACCCGCCTTGAATGGCATACCAAGCATTGGGCTGACGAAGTTCGCCGCCTGTGTACTACCAGACGTATTTACTAGTGACAGAGTTGTAATGAGCCCACCACCAGAAGGAGTAGGTAATCCTGCATATAGTGGAGTTCCCGGAGTAAATGAATAACTGTCTGGAGTTGCTACAGGCATGTCAATCCTTAAAGTTGGAAGATGCCTCCGGCACCCCATGTCAATGTAATGTTGTTTCCATTGGGAGTAACCGGCAGACCGGTAACACCAGTGTCAAGATAGGCTACCAGACGCCAAGTAGTATTGGCTCCAGCATTTTTGACAAATAAAACTACAGCTTCTGAGGTAGCACCAGTGACTGAAGGAATAGTCGAGTTAGCTGCGTCAAAAGCACCATTAGTAAACGTCTTAGTTCCAAGCTCAATTTCTGTTCCAACTTGTCCAGCCACAACAGAAGAGAAGAATTCGTGTGCGGCACTGTAAGTATACGTGCCAGTGTCAACAAGAGCAGCATAAACCCCAGTAGTACCGGAGCCGTCTAGTGCCGCGTTAGCTGTGCCTTGAAGCCGAGCTTCTTTCCATTTGGGATAGAGTGCGTTTGCCATGTTTAATAAAGTCCGATAATTGCTGAAGCAGTGGTTCCAGTAGAAAGCACTTTGTCAACTTGAAAAGGGGCAATGCCAATTGGCACCGCTGTAAAAGTAACAACCATCTCATCTGCCATACGTACGGTCAAGTCTCCAGAACCACCAATGTAAAGGCTACGAGTAACTGGGAATACAGTTGAGTCGTTGGGAGTAATGGCAACAGCGCCATGAGCAGATACCGTAGCATCTGAGGATCGATAAGCACTCATAAGTTCTCCAAAAGAAAAGGGGCCGAAGCCCCTTTTGGTTATTACTCAGCGTAGATAACGTCTACGTAGAATTCACCAGCCGTGGGGTTACCCGTAGTTGCTGTCCCTGTGAACAGAAGGCTAATGTCGGTACGGTTATTAGAATCGTAATTCTGATGGGTCGTAACCGAAGTAAGTGAACTCGTGACGCCAGCAGTAGGAGTCAGAATGTCAGCAGCGTTAACGAACGAAGTGGCAGCACCGGGAGTACCAACGGACAGTGTAGCTGCCGTAATACCGTTACCAGAGAGTTGCGTCTTTTTCCAAAAACGAAACTCAAGGATGGTAGACTGTGCAGGAAGCACAGCCTTTACCGAAGCTGCTCCGCCCGTAGTCACATCACCAAACAGAAGACGTACAGATTTTACCTTTACGACTTGGCTGTTGTTAGTAGCAGTGACCCGATTGTCGGAGTAGTTAACACCCATGGTTATGCGCCTGCGCTTCCGTAAATACCACGCCAGTCAGTCCAACCAAACGAATAACGACCGGTAGCCTTAAACTTAGCGTTCTCGGTATCGAAGTCATTGTCCATCTCGAAGGCATCAGCACGACGTTCGAAGTATTTCAGACCATGCTTGACGTTGGTACGAATGAACCAAGCATCCGTATCAGTCAGGTAGTGGTTCGTCACAATCTTTGGCACAATACCCATGGTTTTGAGTGCGTTCAGATCATTCAGATCAGTACCAACACGACCATCAGAAGCAAGAATACGCTTGGCTTCAAACATCAGTTGGCGAGGGATAATCAGGCTTTCTGGTCGCACAGCAATCAGCAAACCACGGTCGTTGGTGAAACCGGCAATGTCAATGCAAGCTTGTTCCAGCGAAGCTTCCGACAAGTCGGCAGCCGTAGCGATGATGTTGCTCTGGGTACCGCCAGCGATGTTGGGATGCGAAGCCGAAATCATCGACACACCATCACCACCAAGGTAAGAACCAGAGAAGGCACGGTTGTAGACGTTAGCGCCCACAATTTCCTTCGTCTGACGATGAGAGAAAGCAAGACCCTGTGCCTTACGCTGACCCACCACATCATACTGGTCGTCTTCCATCATCTCTCGCGTGATGATAAAGCCCAGTGCATACACAACGTGCTGGTAGCGCGTTACAAAAGCCTGTTGCTCACTGTCATACGAGATAGGAGCACCCTCACCCTTTTGAACCGCAAGGCCAAAAGACGAGATGCCCACATCCTCTTCCCAAGCTTTAGACGAGCTAAACTTGTCGAACAGGGACGTGTATTCAACCGAATACTCATCATATGCTTTACCGTACCAAGCGTTAACGCCGGGCCAGAGGGCTTTTGCAAAAGAGCCACTATTAATCACACCACTCATTTTTGTTCCTTGTTAACTATTAGACGCCAGTAGAACCGGTACCACCTTTGTACTGATGGTTGTTAATCATCACATACGCACGGGTAAAGGCATCACCGATGTTGTTGTCCACACGAGCAGGGAAACCCACGATTTTCATCGGGAGGGTTGCCGTAACAGCGGCGGTGCCGATGTCAAGAGTCATGCCGGACGCACCAGAAGTCGTAGAACCAGCAGCCACATCCATCTCAGCATTCAGACCAACCACAGCAGTCGTAAGAGCGCCGTTAGAGGTTTGAGCTTCAAAGACGAGGCTCGGATCATCAGCCACCAGAAGGTAGCGATCCGTCAGGGTGCGACGATACACTGGAGTATTCAGGTCCGTGACAGGAGGCACGTTTTGCGTGTCTCCCATACCAGAGAACAAAATACCAACCACAACACCAACAGCCGCTTCAGTAGCGCCGCCTGCGTGGCGAGCCACGGTAGGAACACCAGAAGGACTGCGAGCGTCACCGCCCAGTTTAACCAAGTCACCAACCATGATGACGTCTGCGTTAGAAGCAGGAACAAAATACACACCGGCTTGGCCATTATAAGGCGCACCGGTAATAAACTTAACAGGACTCAGCCCGTTAATACGCGAAACACTTGCCATTAGTATTCTCCATTTAGCAAATAAATTTTGATTCCTAATGGCACATATAGGGTTAATCCCTAGAGATTTTCAATTCTCCGTATGTACCATCAAGAGCTTTAGCTTTAGTGGCACGTTCAATCTCTGCTACTTGACGCAGCTTTGCAGCTTCGTCCTCATCATACCATTCTTTTTTAATTCGCATGGCATAAGCTTTGGTTCCCTGACCGACCGAAATCGTTTTCTTGGAACCCAAAGAAGTAGAGGCATTGACACGCTTGTCACCAACCTCAACAGCGTCGTCTGCAACAAGCTCATAGCCTGCTTCGAGAAACTGCGCGATACGATCATCTGTGTCGTTCACGATTCGGTAATGATAATTGGGGTCTTTCCCCTTTACCGTAAGGATGTTACGCTGACCAATAGAGGTTCGCGTAGGTCGGCCACTCGGCGCTTTAGAAATAGCTTCTTTATTTTGGTTCATATTATCGTCCACTCACTTTCTTCAGTTCTGCAATGTACTCTGCTTCCGTCATGACTTTCTGACGCACGAAGTTGTTCATAATGCGCCGCTCATCAGCGGAGAGTTCAAAACTGGAGGAACTTTTACCACGGGGAGTCGAACTCTCGACACCAGAAGGACGGTCCTGACGAGGATTCCGAAACTTGTTCGGAAATTCTTTCCGTACTTCCTCTTCAACCTTCTTTAAAACTTGCGGAGGCGTCAGGCCATCCCGTGCAAGTTCTGCACCCAATGCATCAGCAAAGGCTTTCATTGGAGTGTTGGTTGTGTACCAACTGTTACGAGCAGTCCACTCAACGAAGACTGGGTGTTGTTCACCGGCTTCAATAGTGGGCTCAGGTTCTGCTTGAAGTTGTCGTTGCTGCTCTTTAACCAAATCAATTCGGTCGTCGGCTGCAATCACTGCATCAGCATCACCCTCTTCGAGAGCAGCTTTTTTCTGTGCTCGGAGAGTTTCGAGAGCACGTTTGTACTCAACCTCACGTACATCTGCGTGAAGCTTTTTCATTTCCACCAGAGCACGTTTAACGTCTTTTAGTTCACGATTCTGAACTTCAATCTTCTTGAAGAGTTCACCACGGCGCAAGAACTCAGCGGCATCTACCCACTTGTGTTCATCACCATTAAATTCTTCTTTAGGAACCCATCCAGAATCAAGAGCTTCCTGTTCTACAGGGGAGACTTCTGGTTGGGTGCCTTCACCTTCTGCGGGCGTATTATTTTCGAGTTCCATGTTATCCTTTAATGATGCAAATGAGGTCTTCGTCGAATTTGTTCGACTTCCGAGCGTTTTCTGTTCTGGTTAGAAGTTGCATATTCCACGGTACGTGTAAACCACAGACTCTATTATGTTTAATAGGGACAATGTGATCTACTTCCAAACCCCTTAGTTGGGCAGCATGGTATATCTCAGCAACCCACAAAAGCTCAAACTCATCCAACCAAGTTGGCTTTGCTTGCTGAACCTTCCTAGACCTCAATGAAGCGTACTCAGCATAAAAGCTTTTGTTTGCTTGTTGATAACGTTTAGAAGATTCTTTTCTTTTGATTGGGGAGTCTTGTAAATACTTTTGCTTTGCAAGTAAGTTAAGCTCTGGATTTTTAGATGCCCACGCAGCTTTGCTACATTTACTGGCACAGTAGGAAAATGGCTTTCTAGTGCCCACCTTAGTGATAGGAGTTTGGCACCACAAACACAATTTAGTGTTTGATAACACAGATCAAATCCTCGTCGTTGAGAGCTACAAACTGCTCCTCAGTTTCTGGGTCTTCAATAACCTTACCTGAGAACCGTGCGTAGTTAACAACATCTCCAATCTGGACTGGGGGTTCAACACCATAGTCTCGATAAGCAGTTGCGCCAATGGCAACAACGATACCTCGATCTACAGAAGCTTGAGCACGTTTCATTTCTTCCATCTCTGGGATTTCAAGTCCCATAGCGCGTGCCCGTTGCATGTCTTTGTCAAATTCCCGAAAGCTTTCGGCTTTCACAATAATCCTGTGAAGGAGTGGAGTAATCATTTTGCATCCTCGTCTTCGAGTCGAATTAAGTAAAGATCACGTAGGGCAGCAATGTATCCTGCGTGAAAGCGGTCTTGGAGAGAGTCAGTACCTGCGGAAACGGCTAGTGTTTCCATGACGGTGTGTTCTTGCTCTCGCAAACCTTCAAACACTTGTTTTGTTATTGGATGAGATTTCCAATCCATGAAATCTGCTTTAGAACTCATTATTTCTTAACGCCCCCTTTGGGTTGTTGTTTCTGTTGTTGTTGCTTAAGCTTCATTTCTTCACCTTTGAGTGCTAGCTTTTGACGGCCTTCTGCACCTTTGAGGTTGATCTTTTGCTGAGCTTCAACGGAGAAGATTCGCTGTTTGTGAATCGCCTCGGCCTGTTGGAGTTGAGCCATTTTAGCTTTGTTCTCCAAATCCATTTGATGTTCCTGAGCTTTCATAGCTAGTTGAACATGCTTATCTCGTGCTTCCAGTTGACCTTTATGCTGTGCCTGCTCTGCTTGCATCTGCATCTTCTGTTGCTCAATCTGTGCCTTCATCTGCATTTCTTGCAACTTAGGATCAGGTGGAGGCTCAGGAGGTTGTCCAGACTCTAGCATCTCAGGAGGCAGGAGCTGTTCCCAATTGGGCTGCTCTTGTGCTTCCAGCACTCGCTTAATAACTTCCACAGGGTTAAGCAAACCACTAGGCAGGAGTTCCAGCAAACCTTGAGCTTTCATCAGCTTCTCGGTCTGGGAAATTGCTGTTGGGTCAGCACCCGGACAAATTTCATAAGTCTTGTCAAAGTCATCTGGGCTGACAGTCACATCAACAATGGCCGCATATGTTTGCGGGTTCATGTAAATGTGATTTAGTTCAAAAATCTTTTTAAACTCTTCAGCCAAACTACGAAAAATCCGTTTGTAAACAGCAGTGAACACTTTCATGCCCTGCTCAATGGTGGCCATGGTGGTAGTTGCTGGAGTGTTTTGACCCGGCATTTTACCCGTAAAGATTTCCGCTACGCTAGCCAGCTCCTTTCCTGATGTAATGAGAGAACCCATCAACTGGAACAACACTGAGCTAGGCTCTTTTGTCGGCAGAGGAACAATTTGTTTCTTAAGGTCATCACCAGTGGAGTTGACTGTCTTCCACTCACCCGGCTTAAAGCCATACTCACCCATACGAAGCCGTAAACCCTTACCTAAGAAACCACCTTGAAGGCTGTTCATAGTACCAGCATCAATGAGCTGGTTAATTAGAGTGTTGACGCTTTCGTTTAGTGGGCCCAAAAGGCAACCAAAGCCAATATCATAAAAACTACCGTCGGGATTAGGAATAAAACCAAATTTAGTATAATATTCAATGGGTTCAATTTTAACAATCTCACCGTCGTCGTCTAGGAAGATACCCGACTCTTCATAACGAGCACAAATTCGGAGCACATCACCAGATTCCTTGTGGAAAGTGACAATGTAGGGCTCACGGTAACCATCATCGTCAAGATCAAGGTAGGTGTGCTGCTCAATTAGCGTGTATGGCGTTGTCTCATCATTCTGTGGTGTGTCCATACCTTCTGGAGTAATAGGATCACCAATATCAATGTCAAGGAATACCTTAGCACGCTGGCGTTCTTTAAGAATCCGTTTACTCATCTGAATTTCTTCAGAAACACGCTCAGAATCTTTAAGGTTTTTAGTCCAGTAGTTTACAACCAGAGCTTTAGGAGACACTAGTTCAGACTGAATGGCCTTCTTAATACTGTCCCAATAGGTCTTCTTGTACAACATACCCACAATAGGAAGTTGAATAAGGAGCTTGTCCATATTCTCTTCCCAATAAGGGACTTCGTACATGATTTGGTAGGACATGTAAGTAGACACACGGTCTGCTTTAGCCAGTTTCTCTCCCGTGGGGTCTTTACCAACCACACGACTCTTGACAATGGCACCATTAGAAGGCACCAAGGACGGGTAAGCGCGGGCAGCAAACTGCATAGCAGCCGTGCTGAGTAGGGGGTATTTGATGTTGGAAGCGTCTGGCCAAGGAAACGACTTCTCTTCACGAAGTTGTTTGGCTAGTTTAATCCAGTCCTCAAGGTTTTCTTCCCATTCCTTACGACTTTCTTTGTCAGTGTCGTAACCAGCCTTACATTCAGAGCCAATTTCACGAAGACGCTCTTCATCAAGAGAATCGGCAATGTTGACTTCTTCAATTAAAGCACGGAAGGGTTTGGCTTGGGGTTCAGTATCCGGTCCACTTGCTTCTTCCAGAGGCTCCGGCTGCATGTTCTGCAAGTTCATCTCGGTATTCATCCTCGTCCATTTCTTCTTTAGTTGGGGCCTCAATGAGTTTGTCAAGCATCAGTCCAAGGTAGGCATAAGCATCTACTTGGTCATCGTGCTTGCCACGAGGGAAGGTTAAACATTCGTTTTCAAAGATGCCATACCATTCGGCTTCTTTGTCAAACTTGACTCCGTGTGCCCGCATACGAGCTTGAATAGAACGACCTCGCGTAACCTTGTCCTTACCACCCGGTTTCAAAGTAACTAGGGTCGGATAGGTGTTAGAACGAATCATCTCTTCACGAAGAAAAGGGCCAATGGCCTTGGAGACTTGCATCTCTTCAATTCCAATGGCCTCCGGTTCGTATACCCTTTCAAGGGCTAAGAGGGTTTCAACAATATCTCTACCGTCAATCCGCTCTCTAATTACATCTTTAATGTGGATTACTTTATCTTCGTCAACTCCAGCTACAATGAACACAGAGTAATCGGCTTTCTCACTTTCGGAAATTGCCAAGTCTGCTGTAATGTAGTAATTGAGTTTCTTGTTTCTGTCTTCCTCAGTGATTTTCATGAAGTCAGCTTTCTTAAAGAAGCTAACACTCTCATCAATGGGGTAGTTTAAATATTCTTGGCTGTAGATGTCAGTGGTACCGTCTTTGACAGCCTCTTCAAACAACATCTGGAACTCATGAGCACTCTTCTTGGAGGGCCAGAGTAGCTTGGTAAAGTCTTCGTTGTGGGCTCGGTATTTAACTGCCTTCCACATACCCTTGCTGGTAGAATAGGTTTTTAGCCCGTCCCTCACAGTCAGCTTTTCAGAGTCATTAGGCATAAGCCTCTCTAACAAACTGTCCATGTGGAGAATGGTGCCTACGATACGAACAACTCCGTTGTCCGAGCGGCAGGGAAGCAGAGCTCCCTTAAACCATCTTCGCATTTTGTCTCGACGTTCTTTGTTCATCACAAGTTCGTCGTTTTCCATATCGTCACACATGATGATGTCAGGGCGACTGCCGTTCCAAATCAATCCACGGAGCTTCTGTTCCGCCCCTTTGGCAATGATTCGGAAACGGTGTCCATCCTCACATTCAACAATAATGTCAGTTTCAGAGTCCTTGATGAACTTGACTTGACCGGCTTCATTTCGTTTGATACCAAACAAATCTATTAGCTCATTATTATCTTGTAACTCTTGCTTGAATGTTCCTAAGAACAAACTGGCCTGACTCTCAGTGTCAGATACTAACAGCATAAACTTTCGCTGTCGAAACAACAAAGTGGCTAGTCCATACCCAAGGGTAACTGCTGTGGACTTAGCGTGGCCCCGTGGGGCTGCAATGGCAACAAACTTTTCATCCGAGCAGCACAGGTCCCAACATTCTTTGTGGAAGTCAGGAGTGGAAGACTGCCCATCGAAACGACCAGCTAGAACACCACCGACAAAACCTGCTACCACTTCGGAGCTTAATTTCAAAGTACATTCTCCAAATATTCAATAGCATTTCTTAACGCTACCGGATTGTCACCAAACTGACCTAAACCTTTATTACAAGAAGCACACAAAAGGCCCCGGATTTTTAAAGAATCATGGCAGTGATCTACACAAGCTATTTTACCTTTGACAAAGCTAGAACCTTGACTGGTCAAATGGATTGAGCATTTACAAATAGCGCAGCATCCTTTTTGACTGTCGTACATGGACAAATAATCAGTCCACTTGAGTTTATACTTAGCCCAAATTTCGTTTTTACGAACCCGTTCTTCAGTAGGTAAATTTGGAATTTTCTGTCCTGACCATTTACCCATTACTTCTTCTTTTCCCGTTTAGAAGTCTGTGACTTCATTGAGCCGTCACTATTGCGCGAAAAGCTACGATTGCTAGAAGCACTAACGACACGTAAATTAGACTTGCCAGTAGAACCGCCTTTGGAGAGTGGTCTTCGATGGTCAAGGTCTTTTCCATCTCCCTTGGAAGTGGTTCCTGCTGCATTAGCTTGCCTTCGTGCTGTGGTACGGGCTGTACGGTTTTTAATTTGCTCATCACGACTGTGGTACTTGGCGTACTCTTTTTTGTAGTCGCGTTTGCCATTGGTCATGTAGGGCAAGAAATACTCCTAATTTGGTGGATGGTCTAGGTAACGATCCTAGCCTGAGTTAACGACAGTTTTACAGACTGCCCCGCGTCCTTAACGGTATACCCATCCTTGGCGGGCCTTGTACGACTCGAACGTACATTACCCAGATTTGGAGTCTGGTAGTTTGCCAATTAATCTTAAACGCCCGTTATTCATATTCGTTGACGACTTTAGCATCCTCAACTACAATTGTTCTTTTTTCCAAAGCCTGCTGCTCAATTTTCATTGTAGCCATGTCAGCAAACTTCTCAGCCAATTTAAGCAGACGGGTTTCAATCCCTTCATCTGACGTTTCTGGCTTTTCTGTCTTTTCCATCATTTCCTGACGATCTTGTAAATCAACAGCAACCTTGTGAGCATCTTTTAGATTAACTGGTTTACGAACAACAGCACCTGTCTTTTGGTCAAACTGGAAATCGCCGTTTACTAGTCGGTCTTCGACAACAGTTAAACTTGCGTCCACAATCTTCTTCATTCGACTGGAAAGTTGAATTCGATCCTGAGTTTTTAACTCATGAGTTTTATCTTTCCACCATTCCGTAGTTTTCCAAACACGAAGAGTAACTTCTGGAATTCCTAGAATACGACTTGTCAATGCCAAATTACCTAATAGCAAATATGATTGAATAGCTTCAATCTTTTGTCCATCTGACCATTGCTTATTCGTATTAGCTTCAATTGACCTTGGTCGCATACCTTTTTTATTCTTCTTAGAATCGGCATCTGAAAGCATTAAATTAGTTCCTTAAACTGGTTGTCCACAACTAAGAACACCACGATAGATTTTACCATCCGGTAATTTAATAGCAAAAGGAATTGCTCCTTTTGTTTTAGTTGGACAAGCCCATTGAATTTCAACACCATCTTCCCAACCACCTTGAAAAACTTCGTTTGCAATTGAAGTGACAGGAGATGAAATTAATGAAACAGCAATGATGACACTAGACAAGAATTTAAACAAAATGTTCTCCTGCGAAGCTCTGACTAAAGCGAGGTGTCGTAGAACCGAGCTTGGTATTCAAGACATCCTGAGCTGGAGAGAACAGCATGTTCTCGACAGTGTATACCTATAGTATACCACAAAAATAAAGAAATGTCAAGTACTTTCTTCACTTTCGTTCAGAAACTTACAAAAATATTTTTACATGAAGTACTTGACTTTTACAAAAAGTATGTTATAATAAATATTAATATACTAGTATAGTAAGTATATTACTAGTATGTTAGTATAGTATTATTTCTTCTTTCTTTCTTTAGAGAGTGTGAGAGACTTTTCTTTCTTTCTTCTTTGTTGTGGAGGAAGGAACCGTAGGCGAGGCCCAAGCCGAGCCGACAATGCCTCTAGGATTGATTTAAACAGGGCTAGGAGAGTCGCTAACGCTCCGGCTGGTACATGGGTAGCCAGTCATGTAGAAAACAGCTTGTAGGGCTCCCTATCGTTTAGACGTTAAAATCACGTAAACACTCGGACGAAACCTCGGAACACCCCTAGTCTGAAAAGTTTATAAAAACGTAGGATTGTGCATTACCTCAAATTACCCCGCACGAAAGTTTCCCCCCCACCCCCTCTTGATGGATGGAGGGCTCATTGTAGAGTGATGGTATTTCCTCCT